GCTTATCGTATTGAACGTGAATGCCGTGCTTGCGGTTTCTCTCCAAGACCGCAGGCACTTGGCTCGGATGCACGGCGAGGCTTTCCATTCGAAGAGGCCATCCCGTCGTGCTATTGCCGGCCAGCATGGGGACGCCGATCGGCTTCTTCGAGGACGCCTTTTGGTATTCGGCTTCCGTCACCGGCTTGTCGTCGATGAAGTATTCGTTTGGCTTGAACTGATGGTAAATCGCCCGCGTTCTCACTTCTTTGACCTCCTCTTGCTCTTGAGGCAGAAACAGCCCTGAAACTGCTCTTCGCATTTCCAGCACTGGACCATTCCGATCGCCCGGTCGCACATGTCAAGGACTTCTTTGGGGAGTCTTTCCTTGCCGATGTCAAACCAATTCAACCGTCCACATTCTGGGCAGTCGCAGGTCCACACTTTCTGTTTGTGATCCCAGGTTACGCCGGCGATGACCATGAGCGGCTTTCTGTTTGGGGGCAAACGCTATTCACCCATCGGCACAGGCTGACCGTTGCTGCTCGGTCCACCGGAACCGCGGGCAAAGGCGTTGGACAGCAATGCTTCGCGCGCCTGCTGGGAGTCGCCGCCAAGTGACCGGCGAATGTGTTCGGTCTGCTGGTTTGGCGGACTTCCGATGTCGGACGTTGACGCTTCCCCTTTGAGCGCTTCGGGAACTTCACCGACTTGCCACAGTTCCTCGATCTCGGGCGCGTCGCCGTACTTGGCTTGGATTTCGAGCCACTTTGCGACGTTGAACTGGTAGCCCTGCTGCATGAGCATTTGCGCGAACGGGGCCATTTGGTTGATGACTTGGCCCAAGAACTGAAGCTGCATATCCGGGCCACGGTGACGAAGAGAGTAGGGAGCGATCTCGACCGACATGTCCCCCCAATCGTGGTCGCGCACGTTGAGTCCCGGTCGGCCCATGTGTATGTCGGGATTGTTCGGATAGGTGTAGCGCGTCTTGCTGAACTCGGGAGCCATCGGCAAATGGTAATGGCTCTTGGTGATCCGCGTTGGATGGTGATGCTGATACCAGAGCAATGACCGGCCAATTTGCTCCATGAATCGTTCGGTCGACTCTTGCATGTCGGCGACGCCGGCCGCGCTCGAGCTGGCGTTCATCTTGTCTTGGCTCGCCGTGCGCGCTTGCGGCGCCAGGCCGCCGAGTAGTTCCAGGTTGCCGGCGATCCAACTCGCGCGGTTGATGAATGCGTCCATGAGCAAGCCGAGGCTTTGCAGTGGTTCGTTCATCACGACTTGCTGGACGCTGTTCGGGTCTTCGACTCGGCATGAATGGCCATCCGCTGTTTCGTTGATGCGCTGAATGTCGTTCTCGCCCATCGACATCGTGATCCGCTTCGTGTCGTGCGCCTGGTTGATGAGTTTGCGCGCGATGTTGTTGACCGCCAAGTGCAGGTCGTACACGTCGTGGATCGGCCCGCGGGGAATCGCGTTGCCGCTGATCCAGTCGTAGCCCAACCAAATCACCGGACCCCAGGGAGGACCAACGAACCGCTTCTCAGACAAGCAGCGACGGTTGCCTTTGCCGTAGATGCCGTCCGGGTCCATTAGTTCTGGCGAGTGGCCGGTGATCGAATCGCCGAGCAGGTCGACGATCTTGCGATGCCTCGGCAAGTAGACGGTCCAGATCGTCGTGTGGTCGGATGCCTCCCGGTCGGAGTAGTACCCGCGGCCGATCATGCTGATGCGCTCGTCCCCTTCGAGATTGAACATCGGATCTTCGGTCGCCTCGATGTCCTTGCGGCGATACATCGCGCGGGCGATGTCGGTCGGGATGCGTCGACGCCAGCCTACAAACTCCATCTGCGTAAGGTCGTGCGCGTGGATGTCATAGACGATGTCGTCGCGGTCAATAGCCTCGACAAACGGCATCCCCGCTTCAATCGTCCAACCTCGAATTCCCGCGTCAGCAGGATCGGCGAGTGCGCAGACGACTGCTCCGAACCCGTAGAGAGCGCTGATAACCGCTCGACGCGCTGTGACATCGAGCCGCATTTTAACGACCTCTTCGTTGATCGCGTCCTCTTGCGCGGCAACGACGTGCCGGGATTTCGTGTCGTGGGTTTGCAGACGGAAGCGCGGGTTCTTGGCGATCAGCGTTCGAGAGATGACTCGCTCGTAGAGCGACAGGATGTTGATCGGAGTCGACTTGTAGGCCGCGTCTTCGGAGTAGTGGGCGCCGGCGCGTTCGCGGACCATTTCGGTCATCTTGGCGCGCATGTAGGAGTCTTGCAGTCGCGCCTGCCTCATCGCCTTACACAAGCGGCCCAGGTCGACGTCGGCTTGCTTGGTTCCACGCATTCTTGTTTGCCCCCAAACGCTACGCCCACCGTTCCAACTGACGTTCTCGTTGTTCGGCCATTTTCCGCCGACCTTCGAGCGTCTGGAACCAATGCGGTGCGGGCGCGTCTTGTTGTTTCGACTCTTCCTTTTGGAGCGACTTCTCTTTCATCATCATCCAGCAGATCCCGTCCGCCGTCGCCCGATCGCCGTGATTCTCCCGCGCGCCCGAAGGGTCAGGGGAGTCCATCGCCCCCGTGTGCACGATCTTGCCGCTGGAATCATACTTGAACTTCAGCGTCTCTTCCAATGCGATCTTCGATGGGTTGTAGAAAAGCCTCTGCGTCAGTGCGAACTTGTAGTCCCTCAACATGACCGCCTTGCCTTCGCCCTCGGGGTGATACCCGTCCTTCATGGCGAACTTCTTGCCGACGGCCAATCTCGCGACAGCCCGATACCTCTTGGGATAAGCGAGCTCTCGAATGCGCTCTCCGCAAGTGACGCCAGGGCCTCGATCTTCCCAGCACACTTCCGCCGGGCCGCCTTGATCGTTCGAGAACAAGTGACCAATGGCGACGATAAGCGTGCCAAATTCCTTCGGATCGATTCGAGGATTCGCATACTCGCCAACTTTACGAAAATTCGCCGCATCGCCGATCGAGAGGCAGCTTGGGGTACAACCAGTTCCGCCAGAGATATCAGCGCCGATTTTGTAATCCCCATGCTTTGGCACTCCCTGTCCAACAAGGTGAGTCCAGAGCTTGAGTGGGCCATTGAGACCTGGAACGAGTCGGGGGTTGGTTCCGTCTTTCTCATACTGAATGTCTCCTTCCCAATAGGGAGAAACACAGCCGCGCTGAAGTTCGCGGATCACGATCGGCTCAAACAAAGTCTTGACGCTACTGATCGGGTCGATGTCGAGTTCCATCGCCACAAGGCGGCTGTCCCCAATTCGCCGACACTCCTGGTCATACCATGGAGACCGGATGCCTGCATAGGGGCCCCCGGTCGGTGAACCATCGGTGACGAACTGGAAGTCCGGCGGATATGCGTAGATCGGCTTTTGCAACCGGACCAGTCGGCCGCTCTCCGTGTCGTATCGCCAGAATCTCAGCCCGGGAGGCGTGCCGTCTTGCGGCTCTCGCTCGTAGCTGTAAAGCCCCTGGTTCTTGAGAGGATGCTGAACCCAATGGAGCACCCACTTGACGAACTCCGGCTCTTGCGTGATTCGGTAGAACTCCGTGCCCTCGCCCTCGTGCGTCGAGACGAAGAACCGGCAGTCCGACGTTGCCGCGGTACGTCCGCGCATGAGCGTTCCGTTCTTCACCTTGGCGAACTCGTCCAGCAAGCAGACCGTGGCCCGGTCGGAGACCGTTGCATCCTTCGTGCTGGCGTCGCCTTTGACGACCGAGGAGTTCTCGTGCCGGTGGATCATGCTCTTGGCTTGAACATCGCCCAGGAACTCAGGGAGCATTTGCTGGATGAACACCAGCTTGCCGAACAGACTTCCGGGAGTTCCGTCGTCAACCGCGTCTTCGTCCTTCGAGACGTTGAGAACGTGCGAGTGCGGATGGAAGCGCGCCAGCCATTCCTCGACGATCAAGAACAACCACGATGCTCCCATTTCGCGGCTCTTCTCGCACACCCCTGGCTTCTGCTTGTCGATGCACTCCAAGATGCTCTTGGGACCGATGAGCATCCTCTCCTGGAAGTCCCACGGGATGAAGGGCTGCACCCGGCGCCCGGCGGGCAGCTTGGGGTTGATGCACCAAACGAAGCTGAGGATGAAGAACAGGATGTCCTGCTTACACATCTCGACGATGCCGGCGTGCAAGCGAGGGTTCTCTTGAAGTGCAGAAAGCAAGCGGACCCTGTAGGCCAGATTGCCTTTCAGGGTCCGAGGTATCTTCGTGTGGTATGTGCCCGCGGACAGCATCCTATCTCCTGTGCGGCCCCTTCATCACTTGGTTCGCAATTTGCTGATTCTGCTGCGCCGCCATCGCCGCCTGAGCCATCGCCTGGTTCGCCTGAACGTACATCCTGAACCACTGCTGGAAATCGGCAACTCGAACCGCCTGCTCGAGCATCCCCAGCGCCTCAGACCAATCCTTGATCTCGTCCTTTTGGAAATCAAGGGCAACCCCTTGCGTCGCCAAATCCTTCACCACGCTCAGCCTCAGCGTCCCCATCGCCTTCCGCAAATGCGCCGCACCCATCATCAACAGCGCCTCGGCCTGCTTGTGGTCCGTGTCCCCCGTATCGATGTTGATCTTG